TTAGTTGAGTTCTTACAGGAAAAAAGGTATAATTGAACTTCCATGCAAGCACACCATGCTCAACTCACCCTGCCCTTTGTGGCAGGGTTTTTCTTTAGGCTTTTGAGTAATTCGAGAACCAGGGTCAAACGATCCTTTTCTGGCAACCAAACATGGGCGATCAAGGTGCCTTCCGAGGTGATTGTCAATTCACCCTCTCTCGACACCCCGACCTCGATCATATCATTTCAATCGCTGTCTCGAGGGTTTCTTTATTTCGCCGCGTCCAACCCTTGCCGAATGTGTCGAATGTTTTGAGCCTCTCATAGAAATTTTGCCTGGCGTGATAAACTCGCTCGACCAAATCCTTTGGTTCATGGTTTGCGATCGATCTCAGGCTCATCGGCCCAATCTTTCCGTCCTGGGATGCCCCTGCCGCCTTCTGTAGCGCCTTTGCCGCCCTGGAAGGCCCAGAGTTTACCGCCCAATCGAAAACCGCCCAATCAACGCCAGATGGCAACTCATCGCCTCTCACGGCGTCCCAATACCTCGCCTTGTATATTGGCGCGACATCCTCGACTGTGAGTGCCTTGATCTCATCGATCGACACCGAATGCCCGATCCATGTTTCATAGGTCAGTTTCGTGACCCCGAGGTTCGTTGCGCCGCCAGGGTCTTTCGGATGATTTACGAAACCGCCTTCGTGTTTCAAAAGCATTTCGAGACATTTATCAAAATTCTGTTTCATCCTTATATTCCTTCGATGATGAACTTGAGATTTTCGTGATCTGGATATGTGACGATTTTCTGTCCCTCTGGACATTTATATTTCACCTGGCCGAGCAAGGTTGCCTCGCCGGTGGCCACTTTGTGAACATCCATCTCTTGAATAAAAACGTAATAACCGAACCGATCGACCTTATCGCTTGCCGGCCCTGAGAACTTTGTCACCGATGGCGTTGCAGGGAATACAACGAAATCGGAATCTCTGATCTCCACCGTGAACCCTGTGACCTCGCAATCATCCCGCAATTTCTGCCTGGCAACAACAACCTTGAAACCATCCTCGATCATGCCATCTCTGATTTCAAAATGTTCCGCTGACCATTCCAAAACTGGCCGATCGAATAGACCCCATCCGAGTTTGCCGGATAAAGTAACGCCACCGGAAACCGCCGCAATAACTGCGCCGGCCACGCCAACCGTTTTCTTTATGAGGTCGAAATCGAAATCCATCCTATTTGATGCCCTTCGACTTTTCAAAACTGCGCATTCCGCCCAGGCCCAAAAGACCCATCAACACCGGCATCATGGTCGAAACATCGGCTTGCGGCACGATGAACCCGAAACCGGCGGCAATCGGTGAGATCAGGAAATTCACGCCAAACCCCAATGCGCAAACCCAACCAACGGCCGGACGCCATCCGCCTCTGAATGTCCCCGCCGATGCCTCGGCTTTGTTTACACTGATTTGCGCCAACGCAATCTCTTGCGCGTGACGCTCGGACATTGTGGCGATCTCATGCGCCAACGCTGCCTTTTGGTCTTTGTCCTGGATGAACTTGCCCAGGATGTCGCTTACTGGTTCGATCAATTTATCAATCATTTCGAAACCCTTCTTTTTCCAAAAAACTCTCTGCGATCTTTCGATCTCGAGTGATTATAACAACAAAACCCTGTTTCGAATAGACCGCCCACTTCATCTGTCCGATTTGCACCATTCTCATTCACCACTTACCTTGCCCCTTCCCAATGAGCCAAAGAGCGATGGCCAATCCAACCAGGCCAACAAGAACGGCAACAATGCCCACCGTCCACTCGAGAATCTTTTGCTTTTTCTTTTCCGCCGCCACCGCTTGCGCTCTGCGTTTCTTTCGCGCCTCTGCCTCGAACCGAACGAAATCATCTTTCAACCCTGGCCGGCCATATAGCTGCAACGCCTGGATCAATTCCTTGCGTTGCTCTCGGATTTGCTCGAGCGCCATAAATTCTTCGAAATCGTTTGTGTCTTTGCCGGCGAGTTGCGACCAGATAGAACTTTTCTTTCGATCGCCCCTGGCTTTGATTTGTTCCTCGGCCCCGATCATATCGCCGATCGAGTTGGCACAAGACATAATATCACGACCCGCGTTGATCGTGGCTTTTACCGTGGCAAATGCGGCATTAAACGCGGCAAGTTCTGCGATCATTTTCTGACCCTTGAAATTCAAACGCGCCGCCGCGAGTGAATTATAGCATGGTCAGGGTGCGGTTGATAGGGATCAGACCATCACAAATCTGGCGGCACAATGGGCATCGGGCGCAACGATATATCGCCGGTCGTACCATTGCCCATTTTTGCCGCCAGGTTCGCCGCAATCGTAATAGCAGGATTTGTAAAACACGCTTCCATAGCCATTGATGAATTGATGACCGAAACCCACAAAGACCAGGACGCAAATCATCAACCCATTTTCATCAAGATCGATGCCAACATCAAAACGATCGCACCGGCGACCGAAATCATTATGGTTTCAATCCGTTTGATGCGGATGATGGTCTCGCGCCACCGTTCGTCCACTTGTGTTTCCACTCGAGTGACGCGAGGTTCCAAATCATCAATCCGCTTGTGTGCTTCGGTTGCTGTCCTGGCCATTGTCTTCCTCTTGGCTGCTCAGAGAGGCCACAAGAGCCTCTGAGAATCCCTTTTCCAATATCACGCCCTGATCCATATCAACACGCGCTTGCGCTTGTTTCCGCTTCGCTGCGTTGATCTGATCGACCATATAACGTTGTTGATCGTTTAGATCGCTCTCGATGTCATATTCTCGATCGTCGATTGTGATGGTTGCCGCCATTTTTCTTTCCTCTTACCAGGGTAAACCATCCGATGTGGTCGGATTGGCCATTTCATTGATCTTTGCCTCGATCGCGGATTCGGTTGCCGCCTGATCGATGACCCCATGAACCCAGCCCAAAACATCGGCCTCGGTGAGATCATCGAATGCGATGAAACCGGCCGCATCGGGATCGGGTGAGTGTGAGGTTGTGCCATAGGATGACGCGGTGTTTCCATTGCCATCATCGCCGGTGCAACGCCAATGCGCCACCGTGATCCCGCCATTGACGGTGTTGCGCCCCAGGTTTGCGACTGTCCAAGTGTAAGTGATTGCCATTTTATTTTCCCTTTACCAAGCCGGAATTTTTGAGGTTGTTTGTTGAACTGACTCTTGAGCCAATAGAGTGTTTGCTGTTAATTCTTCCTGCAAACTCGATTCCAACGCGCTGCAATCCAACTTTGATTTCAACCATGTTTCAACGGTTATTGAATCAAGATTTGCAAATTCCACGAAAGACCCAGCATCTGGACTTTCAAGATCAACTGTTCCAAACCTAAATGGAATAAGTGTTCCCTCTGGCACATCTACATCTGTCATTGTGATGCGGTAATGAAGCGTTTTTACAACATCATCCATACCGTTTTCAGATGCGGTATCCATCATTGCTACTGTATAATTAAAAGCCATTATGTGATCCCCACGTTTCCTGTAAATACGCCAAACTCTACTTTGCAGATGATATTGTTAAATGTTGTATAAGCATCTGCGACAGTCAAAACGCCAGACGATAAACTGATTGAGAAGTTTGCGACATTATCCCCAATCCCTCCTTTGTATGATAAGCTAGTGGGGTAGGAGTTGCTAAGATCAGCCTGAACCTCATAGAAATAAAGTCCAGCAGTAGCACCCGTTGTGGCATTAGACCCACCACTAACTTTTATTACAATATAACCGTGCCGCCATAAACTATTTTGTGGACTGCATGATAGTGTAAACGCTGTGCTGGCATATCCTGTTTTAACATGTGTACCTACGTTTGAATAACCTTCGTATACACCGCCAGACAGGTAGAGGTTTTTGAAACGTCTATCAGTTTTACCTAAATCAAATGCTCCATTAACTGATGTGTTTGTAGTTACATTCCACGGGTCAATTCTGTTTGAAGCATCATTAAACTTCAATCCAACGTCACCTGTGCCAATGGTTAAATCTACACCAGAAGTCCCAATACTCCCCACCAATGCGCCTTGCTGATAATATTCAGTGAGGTTCCCATCTACTGAACTACCAACTCGCAATGGGTTGCCGCCATCACGATGCACATTGATTGAGCCTGTCGCATTGATAACCGTTCCCGGCACATGGTTGCCTGTTGGGTTTCCGTTAGTAGTCCCCACAAAGAAATTCCCACTCGAATCTAACCTGGCTCTCTCGGTGTTTGCTGTTCCAAATGCCAATATGCCGGTCGATGGGCTTATCAACGAAACGCCTGAGGTTAAATTGATTGAAAGATCGGCAGAAGTTGTATTCGTAAATGATGCGATTGAACCACCGGCCGAGTCCGAAACTTGAAACTTATTGCTCGGATTTAAAACGCCGATTCCGACATTTCCTGACGATGAAACAACCATTCTCTCCGTGAGATTGGTATAAAACCCAATTTCATTGGCACTATCTGTGCCAATATTCAATGGCGCGGAATTTGCAACAATAGACGCGGTATTTGCATTATATGGGCCATATGCCGAGGATGTAGAACCACCAACATCAATTTGAATTGATTTGCTGTTGTCATTATCAAGTTGCAAACGCGCTGCCGATGATGCGTGTGTGTTCGAGATTTGCACCCCATCATAGGTTATGGACGTTTGAACCGTCAATTTCTTGCTTGCCGATGTGGTGCCGATGGCAACCGATCCGCCGGATGTGATGCGCATTTTTTCACTATCGTTTGTAGTGAACTGCATATAATCTGACGCATGATTGTATTGGATCATTCCAACATTTACATCATCTGAATCCGCGAATTGCAGATTAGAGTATCCTGCCGTTCCGCCCATGATCCTCAATGCAATATTATCAGATGTAGACGCGGGGGAATTGTTAAGAATTGCATTTCCAGACGCATCGAGGCGCAAACGCTCCGCTCCAGAGGTGTAAAAAAACATGGTATCCCCGCCCATGTAAATACTTTCGTCAGAACCTAAACTAGAACCGTTGAAAATGCCGCTGTATGTGCTGTCAGAATAAAATTTAACTTTTGCCGTGTCAGAACCAATCGTGGCACTCGCATTCACCGTCAACGTATCACCCGCCGCATCACCGATCGTGACGTTGCCGGTCATCGTGACATCGGATGCCTCGCCGGAAACATTCAAGAACCGTGAATCCGCCTCGGTTTTTGAGTAGGTGTCGAGGTTTGTTCGTGCCGCCGCCGCTGTGGTGGCCCCTGTGCCGCCCTGAGAGAGGCCCAGAGTGCCATCAATGGTTTTTGCGCCACCGATGTTCACCGTCCAGGATGTTTTCGTTCCAGAGCCGCCATATCCAACTGCCTCAACAACCAAGGTCGTTCCGGAATAAGAGGTCACAACCGCATCGAGGAAATTGGTCGCCGGTGCCGCCGCATCCGCAATCCGCAATGGCGTTCCCGCCTGATAAGGCTTGCCAGATGAAACCGTGAAGGTTTTGGAACCGGTGCCGATCGCGTTCGAGGTTGTCGATGTGTCGTTGTAAATATCGCCGGCGTGAGTGACGAAATCCTCGAACGCATCCGGCAACCCTTCAACGTAATTAACGCCCTCGAAATCTGCCAGGGTATAGGTGCGACCGTTTAGTGTGACCGGATATGCCATTTTGCGTTCCTCTTAAATTAGTTCCTCAACCTCAATCAATCGACCGTAATAGTCCAAGGCCGAATTGGTGATCGGTTGGGTTTGCCTGATCCTACCATAAATATTTTGCGTGATCCATGTTGATGCTTCTGCCGGTTGCGGAATGACGAGAATATCCTTGGAAATACCGCGCGACCGGTCAATCTGGTTGAACACGTTCCCGAATATTTCGTTCTCTGGCAAGTTAATCAATTCGAACCTCATCACGCGATAACGCTCGACCTCATCAACAAAGGTTTGACCACCGCGAGATTTCGTGACCCGCGATTCATCCACAAATTCAAATTGAACGCCATTGGCATAGTTGACCGATGGCCGATATGCCGGCCCAGCGATCAAACGCCCAGCTTGCAAATATCCATCCGAGTTCGATGGATCGGAAATGTCGATGCGCAAATAACGCGCTTGAACCGCCGATGTCAGAACGTCAAACGATGAAACAGTGTATTCGGCCGCGACCTCGGGGTTCAATCGACCGCCCCATTGAAACACGCCCCACGGCAAAGTTCCAAATTCCTCGACGATCGGCCAGGCATCGATTGTGCCGGAATCATAAACCGTTGTGGCAAAATCCGCGACTGTAGATAAACGCCACCGGATCGTTCCGGTTTGCGATATATTATGCCGGATCAACGCCATGAACTCGGTGATGCGTTGCTGACCGAAATCAACATCGATTTGCGCCGATGTTTGGGTGTTTCGCCAAACCTTTACGATTTGTTGGTCTTGCAAGTTAGAGGCCGGCAATGTCGCAACCTCATCATCAACCGTCAAAGTTCCCTTGTCGGAATAGTTCGTTGATGAAATTATCATGTTCGACATCGCTTAACCCCACAATTCCAATTCGACCTCGTTATTCGCCGCATCCTCAACGATCGAGATCACTCGGAACAATTTGCCGCTGCCAAGATTATAGCGATTAAACGTGATTTTTACCACATCATTCAGCTTCAAAGTGTAAGGCTGAGTTTTTACCAGGATTCGATAAAAATCCCGCTGCGTTTTGTATAAAGTCAACAACCTGGTCGCCTCGGTCGATGCCGCCGATGAACCGGCAAACAAAGAGTTGACGATCAACGCAATGGAATTTGGATATGGCGTTTGAATGGCGGTGTCGGTGGCGATCGCAATATCTGCATCTCGAACCAGATAATCACGTTGCGCCGATGTGATCGAGGCGTCGAAATCGCTCTCATTCATCACCCGATAATTTTTCTTGTAATCAACCCGAACCTGGTAATTAGGAACCGCCGATGCCATTCGGGTGATCTCGATGATGTTTGTCGAATCAAATTCGGCATCCGCTGCGCCGGTTGGCAACTCAACTCTGCCGACCTGGAATTTGCCATCGCGGTCGAACCCATAAAACCCGCCAACCGTGTTGATGATCCGATCCAGGACACCCGCGACTGTGGTCATGTCTCGATCGTAAATGCCCAGAGTCGATGAATTGGCGGTTTCCAAAGCGGTGAATGATGCCGTGTCGAAATCCCCTGGATAAGTAAAGCCGGCGTGATCCTCAACAATATGCTGAATAATATCGGCCGCGCTTTCGAGATAAGTTCCCCCAGGCTTTGACCCCTTCACATCGGCCGTTATGATGCCGGTTGGCGCTGCAACCAGGGTGAAACGCCCATTGCTCAGATCGACCGTGTAATCGGTGGTTAAGGTCAACGCAACGCCGCCCTGGTAAACCGCGCTTATGGCCTCGATCGGCCCATCATGCACCTGATAAACGTAATTTGCCGAATCCACCAACACCGGCTCGATGTTGTAGACCTCGCCATAGCAATGCGGCTTTGGCTGATTCGCCAGGTCACTTGATCCCTCATTGCCACCGGTGCCGGCGTAAAGTGTGTCCGGATAATCGACCACAAAATCATTCTGATCGTCCCGCAAAATGATCCGGATGTATAAGTCATCGAACTCGATCGAATGCGATTGGCCCTGGAAAATGGTGAAATAATACTGCAAATCCGCGCCGGCCTCACCAACGCGAATTTCAACCGAACGGCCATCCCAGGCATAACCCGCCCAATCATCGAGACCGCCATCGGCGTTTGCCATCACGATCTCGCCGAAACCAGGTTGTGAGAAACCACCGATCTTGCCCGAGGAAAACATCGACCTCGAGAATGAAATCGGCTCAACCAATCTGGCATCGAACAAAGTGTTCGCCGGCGTATCTGTTGGCTCAGTGACAAAACCCTCGCCAGAATAGTACAACGCCAACTCGGTTGAAGTTGCGACATTGTAGGGTTTGACGATCAAGAGATATTTCTTTTTCGCATATGGATTGGCAACAAGTTGCGCGAGAGTTGTTGCGACCATTATGAACGCGCCCCCGCCAATGAACCCGCTGACATCATCCGGCTCATCTGCCGGCGCAAGGTAATGATTTCCTGTTTCATATCATTCACCGCGCCGATGAGTTCCGATGCGTTGCCCTTGATCGGTGCAATGGTGCCATCGCGCCCAGGAATGAACATCTCAGGCCCACGCTCACCAACTCGCACATTGTCGCCGCCGTGGACGTTTGCCCCTGTCATAGCGGCCAGATATGGCGCTGATTGATTGTAAAGGGTTCCAAAACTATCGGCTCGACCTTGAGCATATGATCCCTTCGAACGCCCCATGCCGCCGGTGATGTCTATGATTTTGTCGGACAATGCCGCCGAAAGGCCATCGGTCAAGATGCCCTTTGCGGCCTCAACACCAACCGAGGTGGCGATCGATGTAAGTGAACCCCCGCCCAGGACGCCGGCCGCGAATGATTCCGCAATTCCGGTTGTCACCGCGTTGATGAAACCTGTGCCACTCGCCAGGTTCGATGCGATGGCCCCGCCAACGCCAGGCAAGATGAACATCGAGGCAACGCCAATCAGGGTCGCCAAGTCGCCGCTCATGATACCTTCGACCAAACCTTTGACCGCATCTGTTACCGCTCCGACAATATCTTTGACAATATCAACAACGCTTTTGATTACGCTGGTAATCGCATCAACAATGCCGCCAATAATGTTCCCAATTCCTTTGATGATCCCGCCCAGGAAAAACCCTGGAGTCAATCCTTCCATGATGCCGGCATCGATCGACACCCCGCCACCACCGCCGCCCCCTCCGCCGCCCATGGGCATCTGGCCGGAATTAAGTTTGTCAAAGAAACCCGCGCCGAACTTGGAAACGCTTGCCGCCTTGATAACATATTCGCCCGAGGAAACCCGTGCCAGGACATCATCCGAACGCGGCCCACCGGAACCAGGAACCAAACCACCATCCGCGAACTTGAGGCTCGGGAATACATCGCCCAGGAAATTCAAACCGGTTGTGATAACCGCCTTTGCCGCAAGATCGGCCAGGCCGCGCTTGATGGCATCGGTGAACGTGCCGAAATCCAATTTGCCGGTGTAAAAGAAATCGGACAAGGTTGTTTCCATCGCACCAAACGCATCGCCCACGAAATCCGACATATTCGCCGCATTGTCCGAAATTGCCTGGTAATAATCTTTGACGCCCTTGATGGCCCCCGCGCCGAATGTTTTTTCGTTCTCGGCGTTGTAATCGATCATTTCGCTCTTGAGACCGGCGATGATGTCCTTGTATTCCTCGCCGGTGATGATCCCCGCCGCGAATGCTTTCTCGGCGACATCCTGCTTGTCCGTCAAGTCGCCCAGGGTGGTATCGAGGCCCAATGCCTCACGCGCCAGGCTGTTGAGGGTTGTTTCCATATCCTCGAATGTGATGATGCCGGATTCGACCATCGTTTGCAGTGCAGCTTTTTCATCCTTCAAGTCGGACAACGCATCCTCAACAGGAAAGATTTTCTTTTTCATGCTGTCGAGAGCATCGGCCAACTTGCCCGAGGCAACGCTTGTGTCTGAAATTGCGCCACCGGCTCCCTCGACCGATGGAATGAAATCCAGGATCGAACCAGTGTTTTGAAGAAAGTTGGTGTTTGTGCCTTCAAGTTCATTCTCGAGGTCTTTGAAATTTGCCTCGAGCGCCTCGGTTGAAAGGCCCAGATTGTCGAAAACACCGGCCAACATATCGTTGATCTGGATCGCATCCGCGACATCAGTGATGAATTTTCGAACTTCCTCATCGAACCCGACAAGCGCGGCCGCTGCCGCTGCAATGCCCAAAAGACCGCCCTTCATGCGTTTGGTCATCTTTTGGAATAAACCGGTGAAAACAGTAATCGCAACCTGTGAGGTGACGATCGCCTTCGCCATATTTGTGACCGCCTTGCCGACACTAATAATTCGCCGAATGATCGCGATCCCGAAAACAACCTTGAACGCCAAAAGCATCGTGTCCAGGTTATCAACCAGGAACCGAACCGCCGCGACTGTCGCATAAAGGCCAACGGTTAGCTTGTCGGAAATGGATTTGGCGAGTTCATCGTTCCCCGAAACCATATTCGAGAGCAATTTGATCGCCCTGGTTAATTCACCGGCGAAACCTTGCTCACCGATCGAATAAAGAAACGAATCAACATTGTCGCGCAAGTTGGTGATCGCGCCGCCCAGGGTTGCCGCTTGCCGTTCCGCGCCGCCGGCAAAGTTGGTGTTGGCAATATCGGTCAACGCGGCAACGATCGAGGCCGAGTCATTTTTCACCGTTTTGCTGAGATCGCCGATCCTGAGAGTAACATTGTCGCCCTCTTTCGATGCCTTGATGCCGAACTCTTTTAACCGCTCAAACTCGCCGACCGAGGCATCCGCCACCGCTTCGGCGAACTGCATGATCGATTTCGATGTGCCGCCGGAAATATCCGCGAACGCCATCAACTGCTTTTCGGTTGGCTTGATGCCCTGGGAAACCAAAAGGTTGAAAGAGCCAACAACCTCTTGCAGTGAGAATGGCGTGTTCTTTGCAAATTCTTGCAAAATCTTGAACGCGCCATCCGCATTTTCAACTGATCCGGTGAAAGTTATGAGCGAGGCTTTTAGGCTTTGAAACTCTTTGTTGACGCTTACCAGGTCACGAACAAAAGCGCCGGCGAAAACCGCACCCAAAGCACCCGCAACCTTCGCCACGTTGAGGAATGCCGTTTCGACCTTCCCAAGATTTGATTGCATCGTGCGGAATGCGCGGGATGTTTCATCTCTTGCGGTTAAGCGGGTTTCGAGTCTGTTGGTTGCCATTCTTTTTCATCGCCTGTTTTTGCCGGTCGTTCTGAATCTGAATGTAGACCGACCATTCCATAAACTCATCAACAGACATTTCGGTTTCGATTTCCTCGACCGTCTTGCCCAGTTTCTCAGCGAGAAAAAACTTGAACTGCCGTTCCTCGCTCTCCCTTAGTTTTTTTCCAGATCCTCAACCATCGACCCCATGATCTGATTCGCCACTCTTGCGAGAACTGACGCATCAACCTGGTTCCGTAGGTCTTTTTTGTCACCGATCTGAAAAATCTTGTTTCCCTCGGCATCGAGTGCCTTGAGAACAAGAACCTCGGCAAGTGCATCCG